GTTATGGTGGCGTCCCATATGTTTGACTTTGAGTCGAAGACTTCTTTTAGGGTTACACCTGTGAGTGAATCGTAAGTTGTATGAGGACCGCCCTTGAATGAAATGTATTCGTCCGTACTTGTTGCGCCGTATCCGCCAGTGAGCCCACCCGCACCATCGTATCCGTTACTGGTTAGTGTTACATATCCTGTTGTTTTCGGATAACGGTTGTCGAATATGTAAGTGTCCAAGAGAGTTGAATTGTTTTTCCACTCTATCTTCTCTTTTAGAGAGCCGTCATAAGGGTATTCGTTGTATATCCACTTGAGAGCCTGATCGTAGTATTCTTGTGCCGATCCGTATTTGGCGAAGTTCTCTGGTTTACTGAAGTCTACGTGAGGTTCAACCCTGTTGGCGTCTTCAATAAATTCTGCGACGTATTCTGCGGATTCTACATCTAATCCAGAAAGGTTTTTTGAGGATACAACTTGGTTTGCCCTCTTGTCTTCGTTAGACATATTATTCCTCTACTCTAAACTTGAATACGTCTGGATACTCGTTCCATGCCCCTGCTCCACCGTCGTAAAACGCAAACTTGAGTCCGTAACCATATCCCGCTTCCAGCATCGACATGTCTAAGTCAAAGTAACTTCCTGAAGCGTCAAACGACATCTGAGTATGCATATCACTTCCTGTCCCAAATGCAACAACATCTAAGTCGTCAATAAGTCTGACAACTTTGAACGAGCCGCTTTCAACAATGTGGACATCTGGCGTTGAAGACGCCTTAGTATAAATAGTCGGACACCAGTTCTTTTGACGAGTATAAAGTCGAAAACGAGCAGTTTCGTTGCTATAATAAGAGTCTCTAAGATTTGTGATGTTCATAACCACTTGCGAGACAGAGTTTTGAACAGAACTGTTGAGAGAATTTGGAGTTATTGAGCCTGTGTTGTATTCAACTCCACTTTTGTGCCAAACATCATGAATAGTAGTAAGTGGAGTTGCTGACGCAGTTATTCCCAAATCTGCTGCGTAGATTCCCGTGGAAACCCAAGAACCAGTTGCGTGATTCTTCGAGTCATATAGATTTAGCTTTCCACCAGATGGAGCATCAGATGTCGATGCATATAGGCTTACATGAATGTTGCCAGTTCCTATTGCTGGAATATTAACGAGTCGTCCTCTGGAATAATTATATAGATAAAGTTTATTGAGGTTGTCTTCTGCGGGAGCAAGAGAACTGCTGTAATAGAAATTGCCCCTATCATCTTTTGTTGCAGAATCCCAGCGTGCCTCAAGAGTTGGGCGGCTGAAGAAATATTGAGAACCTCTTGCAGAGAACTTCTTCGTGTAAGAAGATGAGAACGCAGATTCGTTCTCCATCCTTATTCCTACTCCGTATTTTCCTTTTGAGCCGCTGATCCATTGTTCAACTAGTGTTGAAATGTCTACTTCAATATCTTCGGTTCCGTTATCAAAATACGCAGTGTATGTTGGAGAAGCGTGATAATCTCCACCCGCTGTTGTCCATGCAGTAACTCCTGCCGATGAAGATGCCGAGCCAGTCCAGTTGGCGTACCCTACATCGCTATATTCTTCCATATCCAACCCAGTTCCTTCGTCCCAAGAACGAGACACTGCGGATATAGTCATATTATAGTTTTTTGGGAGAGTGCCTGGATGTGCAACGTTGTGAACTCTTAAAAACCAACTTACACTTCCTGAAGCTGGTATCTCCCCTGCTGCTCGTTCTGAGATAATCTCAGTAACTGGGAAGTTTATTAATACTCTGGATTTTTCTGCTGATGAGGACGCCTCTTGTCCGTAGATATGAAAGACTTCTAGAGAGTCTGCAAGTCCCATATTGGATGAAGTTGCTATTGTTTGGAGGTTTGCTTTATATGCATTAGTTATCGTAGTGTCGGCATTTGCCGTATATCTCTTTATTCCCATTATTTGACGGTTCCTATAATATCGGTGTTTGGATATTTCACCTCAAATATAACATTCTTTGGTGCTCTGACGAATCTTCCGTCTGGCGAAGTCATATTTTTGACGTTGAAGTTGATGGATGAATATGATGTCCCTGATGCCTTGTTTATCTTTACCCAAGATGCGTCGGCGACTTGTGGAACAGCATTTAGCGCTGCATATATGTTTGTAATATTGAATGCCTCTCCTACATCTAATTTTGAGGAGAATAGTTGTCGCAGGCGGCTTGTGCAGGCGTCGAGAACTTGAGTGGTGTTGACGCCAGAGACTGCTACGACTTCAAAGCTAACTTCTAGATTGACTATCTTAGCATCGAGGATGTCAACGGAGTCGTTGATGACTCTCTTTGAGTTCAACCAAGTCTTTATGTTCTGCTTTAAGACTTCATTGGTAGACTGAAGGTATCCATTTACCTCTGATATGACGTATATGTTTATATTACGCAAGTTTGAGTCGATATCTCTAATTATCGAGCACCTCTTTACTCCTCCGAAGCGAGCGGGCATAGTTAAGACGAGAGACTTGTAATCTTCCATCGTGACTGCTCTGTTTTGAGCGGAGTGTGTTCCAGAGATAAGCTCTCTTAAGTCGTTTATGTTTGGAGCAGATACGTCGCCTTGGATAGGACTGTCGTTGGTTGCTTCAATACTTGCCCTGACTGCTGCCATCGTAGATGTCACTAAACTTGTCCTGTTTGGAAACTCGATGTCTGCGCCTACGACTGTTGTAATGGTATTTGCTGCTGCGTTTGAATTCTGAGATGTGTTTGCCCTGTAGACTACCTTGATGTCAGTGTTTGCTGGCGCTATTCCGAACTTGTCGCTTTTTACGAGGTTTGACGGATCGAATGCCTTGTCCGTTACATAAGTTTTAGAATGCAAGTCCAATACGACATCACGAGGTTCCACCATTGATGCTGATTTTAGCTCAGAGTCGGAGCCATATCCAAATAAAATGTTTGTTGCGAACCTGTCTCGCTTGACAGCGAAGCGCCTTGGGACAATGATTGGCTTTATTACCGTCGGTGCTGTAGTGTTAGTAGTTGTATCGTTGTTGGCAATGGATGTAAAAATTGTATTCTGTGATAGATTTTCAACTTCAAAGTATTCGTTTCCGTCACTGTCAGTCACTGATATAATCTCAGTGATATTGTTGCCTGGGAGAGTTAGTTTTCTGAACTTTACGAAGTCTCCGAGGTTCTTGAAATCTTTAACTCTATTCTCTCCAGAAACAACCTGCCCTGTTGCTCTTATGGCATAAAAAGTTGGCTCGCCTGTAGTTGGATTGGTTGTGGCGACGACTGTTTCGTTTTCTGATGAAGCAAAATTAACATCTGCCGTGAGAGTGAATAACGCCGAAGCGGTTGAAGATAGTGTTGAACCCGCTTTCATCACTGGTGCATAATTCATATTTGGACCAGAGGCATCGCTATTTGCTGGTATTAGTGCGTAAAGTGTTACGACTCCATGAGTTGCTCTTGCTCCTTGATGTTTATATCCTACTGTTTGTCCATGCTTGAGGACATTCTCGTATTCTATTGCCGTAGACAGAAAGCTTTCGTTTGCTTGATAATCAAGGTAGAATGAGAGCATGTCGCTTGTATAGGCGACAGCATCTATCATAAGAGCGCCGAAACCTGCGGTTGAGAAATCCTTGAATGAATCTGGATAATATCTCTTTGCATATCTTAACAGATCTTCCTTGATTGTCTGGAAATCTCTGCTCAAATAGTTTATGTTTACATTGTCTCTTTTGTTGCTCACTATTTTACCCTCTTACTAAATACTCGTTCGGTGAATATTTTAAACCTTTATATCTAATGTGTCTGAAACGAAAGCAGATGGTATTTCGTAATCTAGAACAAGTTTGACGTAGTTTGAACTACTTGAATTCTCAAATGAACTCCTTATTTCTTCTCCGTTCTCGGACAAGAACTTGATAGATCGTATTCTTACACTCGGTAGATAGGTTCTGACTTGCTCCTCTATCTTTCTATTAATATCCGATAATGTTGACTGAGTGTTGTTCATAAACAAATAACGTCTTAGCCCTACTCCGAACTTGGGATACATTATTCTCTCACCTGGTGACGTTAATATTATCATTTTCAAGTTTTGGCGCGTCATTTGCTTGAGCGTCTTATTCAAAGCGATGCCGTCAACTGGATCTATGTATAATGGTAGTTTTGGTGATATTCCCGACACTTGTTAGTTC